GAAGCTTATGCTGAAGAAAATAAAATCACCAAGTGGTTTAAAACTGAGTGGGTCAAAACTGTTGAGTTTCAAAAAGAAAGTTGGGCTCAAAGTAAAGAACAACTTGCTCAAAATAAGTTGTATATTCAAGACTTGTTTAATAAGGTGAAAGACAATGTTACACAAGATTAGTGAACTTTGTGATAAAATTGATGGTATCAAAAAAGACGCCGACAGGTTGCGTGAGATGAAATACGGACCTGTCAAGTCTGATGTAAATGAGATTAACAATTTAGTAGAGACTATTCAACATCAATGTTTTATGGTTTCACAAGACAAAGGTAAATATGAAAAGATTGACGCTCTTAATATTACTGATGATACTTGTTAGTGGTTGTAGTAGCGTTTGTCAATATGATTATGGAAAATGTGAAAAGAAAATTAAAACTAATAATCCTGCTTTCAGTATCTTACGGATTATTAACGGCGTGTACGGCCAATAGGTCGCAAGTCGGAGCAGTTATGGGTGGTGGTACAACAGCGGCTATGTGTGCTAGTTATACTGCTGAACCAGCTGCAATCGCAATCTGTACCTTAGGTGGTGCATTTTTAGGTGCTGAACTTATGCATAAATCAGATTATGATGTACACAATGCAGTATTTGTTGACCACTTAGATAATGGTCCTGCCGGTTCATCTTATACGAACTGGTTTAATTCTCAAACAGGCAATTCTGGTATTATCAAAACTACTAGGTCTTATACAGTAGGTCCTATTAAGTGTAAAGATTATGATGCTACTATTGATATTGAGAACAGATGGCCTTTAGTGGGTATCGGTGGTTTAAAAAGAGAAGTTGTACACGGAACGGCATGTCAAATGCCTGATGGAAGGTGGGTAGAAAAACCATGATGGATCCTGATAGAAATTTTAGAAGATATATGGTATGGACATTTGTTCTTATTTTGTTCTTAATTGCATCCAAGCTTGCCATTGCTGGTGAAAAAGTGTATTATAATGATATAAAGACTTTAAAACCAAGTGAAGTTGATGACCAGTATTGTTATGTTAAAGTAGTAATTACAGAAAAAGATGATGTTGTTACTAAAGAAGAAATTTTGGAGTGTGCAGACGGCCGTAAGAGATTTGATAGTCCTGGTTATTGGGAGATGTTTGCTCAATTCTATTACAGAGATGTCAACACACCAGAATATTGCAGGTCTTATTCCAGACCTGGACATGCTTTTAAATCGTTCGGAAAAGTGTGTATGAATAAGAACGGTGAATGGGAGGTGAAATAATGATTAGAAATTTAATTATTATTGCTCTGGTAGTTTTTATATTTACTAAGACGGATGTTAGTGGTGCAGATATTATTAATGTAGCACAATCCACGCTTGACAAATTACAAGAACTACTGTATATTATGAAGGAGAAAGTGTAATATGAACAAATATATTAAAACAGTTGGTCTAGTAAGCATGATTGCTCTAATGAGTGCATGTTCTAGTACCAATTACAAAATCAAGAAAGAGAACAGTAGTCAATTAAATGTTGTTCCGTCTTGGTATATGGCAAATATCAATGATACAGATGCTTGTGACTTATCTACGAACTTGATTGGTCAAGTTAAGAAAGAAGATAAGAATAAAGAATGTATCTATGGTGTTGCTACCTCTGTATCTCCAGACCTACAACTTGCTATTGAGAAAGCAAAAATGTATGCTAAGTCTGAGATGGCAGATATTATCATGGGTAAAATGAACAAACAATCAAAACAATTTATTACTGAGTTAGGTAAAACAGAAACTAAAACAGTTGTAAGTGAAGTTGAGAGTGTTCTAGTGAATGTAATCAAAGATACACCAGTTAGAGGTTATGAAATCTTTGCTCAAGATGTAACTCTTACAGAAAAAGGTTACTACAGAGCATGGGTAGGATTAAGATTGCCTCTTGGTGAGTACAATAAAATGTACAACTACAACATTGAGCAAGCTACAGATGCTTTCAATTTGAAAGAGAAAGCTAAGATTGCTTTTGAGAAAGTGTTAGAAAATGGAAACAATGACAATCCAAATTTACAGTAAACCAAACTGTACATATTGCGATAAAGCAAAGTCTTTAGTAAAGAAACTTGGTATGACATACGAAGAAAAGATTTTTGGTAAAGACTTTCAAACACCAGAAGAACTGTACGAGGCAGTAGGTAAACAAGTACGAACCATGCCACAGATTAAGATTGACGGTAATTTGATTGGTGGTTATAATCAGTTAGTAGAATATTTTACTGAAAAAGGCCTTGTAAATTTTAAAGGCGAACTAACTAATGGATGATGACAAGAATAATATTGTTTTGTTCCCAACGAACAGAATAGTAAACCAACCAAAAGATGTTGACCCTAAAGTACATCAAAAAATTGTTGATGAACAGACTAGGGAGTTTGTAGAAGGAAGTGTTGACGATATCGCTTATATGTTATTAGATAAGTTTGTACAAATGGGTGTTAGAACTAAAGAAGATAATTTTACACAAGACCTTGCTTTAGTTATTGATGCTATTAGAGGTCTAGTTTATAGAGACTTTAAGAAGTACCACCCAGCACAGGCTTTGGCAGATAAGATGGTAAAAGTAAGAGTTAGTCGTAACGGCAGTAAATCGGCAAAATTAGATTATGGTACTGTTTTAGAAACAAAACATAAACCACATAAACCATTGTCAAAAGATATTGAGGACGAGGTAAGAGACTTGGCGGATATGGATGATGTATCATTTACACCAGAGTTTGACATAGACCCCGATAATGACAATAAATGAATTCAGACTATCAGACTATTATAATACGCTCTGCTAGTCGAATAGTTGGTGAACTTTAAACACATTGAAAGGAGGCCGTAATGGTCAATTATATAATGAACATGTTTAATCACAAAGGAGAAAATAACATGGCAAGAGCTAAACTATCTAAAACAGAAAAGGTAAGAAACCTTTTCTCTAAAGGTCAATCTGTTACTTGGAAAACTCTAAGAGGCAAATTTGACTTAACTTCACCTGCTTCAATGGTAGGTAAACTGAGAAACGAAGGTATGATGATTTATGAAAATAGAACATCTGCTGGTGTTTCATACAGAGTTGGTACACCGTCAAAAGCTGTAATCGCAGCTGGTCAAGCCGCTCTATTCGGTAAACAAGGTTACGCATCAGCGTAAATCTAAATACATGGAGAGGCCGACCGAAGGCGGCCTCTTCATTTTCTATATGAGTGACAGTGAGAAATTAAAAAGAATGGTCAGAACATTGGCAGAAAACAGTAAAAATAAACCAATGACTAGAAAAGTTGATACATATGAGTATCAATCTTTAGCAGATTGTATTAGAAGTGACCAAGTACCAGCCTCAGAGGTTGCAGAAATATTTACTGATAAGGCTTTTTATAAATGGTATAAAGAGAAATACTGGACGGATAAATAATATTACTGAACTGACTAAGGAGAAATTATGGTTACACAGAATCCAAATTTAATGTCAAAACAAGCCATGCAGGCTATGACAAATACATCAGGAAGTGGTGAAGAATTGCTTTCTGAAATTCTACAAAAAGTAAATAACGCAAAAGATAAACCCAAAAAGATTGCTGTATTGCGAGACAACGATAGTCCAGCATTACGAATGCTATGTAAAGGTGCATTTGACCCTAATATCAAATGGGCAGTACCAACAGGTACACCACCATATATCGCAAATGAGGCTCCGAAAGGAACTGAACACTCACTATTGAAGAACGAAAGTAAGAGATTGTGGCATTTTGTTGAAGGTGCAGATAATGACACCACAAAAACACAAAAAGAAACTATGTTTATTCAAATGTTAGAGGGTCTTCACAAAGAAGAGGCAGAATTGTTAATCAATGTAAAAGATAAAAAGTTAAATAAGGTTTACAAAGGTTTGACAGCGGCGGCCGTACAAGAGGCATTTGGTTGGGACGATAATTTTATGCAAAAAGAGAACAATTAGAGAACATTTAGGTGTGGCGTAGATGTCACACCTCTCTAAATTGTTGAATTTACTTGCTAATTAATTCAAAAAAAAATCAAAAAAGTGCTTGCCTTGATGTGGTTTATAGTGTATTATATACATATAAACGATAACAAAGGATAATTATATTATGAAAAAATTGATTTTATTGCTTGCTGTTTTGTGGTTAGGTTTAAATGCCTTTGCAAAATCTGTACAAGCAGGTGAATACGAGACCACTGTTGCTGGTCATGTAATTACAAATCATAAAATCATAGACCAATCAGAGGTCTTGAAATCAGAAATGCAGAAACTTGCCTATGTTATGATGTTACAAATGGCTGATACATTAGAAAAAACTATGCCATATATCATAGATGAGATTACTGCTCAATTAAGACAAGAGAGTGACAAGCTATATAAGTGTGAGTTGTTAAAAGACACGAAAGTGGCTGATAAAGAATGTCAATAGCAGAAATGTTACAGATGATTTATACATTTGTACCACAAGAAGTCATATTGATACTTTTAGGTGGTGCAACAAGTTTTGTCATGTTAGAAATAGCAGACAGAAAAACTAAAAAAACCAAAAGGAAATAATGCCAAAAGATAAAAAATCATATCCAGATTTACCTGAGATACCATTTACCTATGACTTCTATTTGGTATATTGGGAAGATATCCAGAGCGATAGCTCGTGGAAATCATTGAAAGAAATTCAAAGAATGAAACCGGCAACTTGTGTATCAACTGGTTGGTTGGTAAAAAAAGATGCCAAGGTTCATGTTTTGATGAGTGACTACAATTATGATGATAATGGTGAACTTGCAGATGGTGGTAACACAACAGTTATACCAACTAAGAATGTCATTAAGAAATTCAAAATTGCAGATTTGTAAACCCTAGAGAGAGGATATATTATGAGAAAATCAAAAGAACTAGACCACCACCTAAAGTCTATCATTGACGCTGTGCCGGCAAAAATTGAAAAGTTTGCGGCTGGTATGGACAAGAAGATGACTTATTATACCGGCAACTGGCAAACAGATGTACTCAATAATTACACATTGAAACAATCTGAAAAAATCTTTAAAAAGATGAGTAAGTTTATGGATGATGAGCGACTAGCATTTGTTCAAAAGCGTAATAAAGATATTCAAATTGGTACATGGTCAGAATACGGCGAACAGGCACCAGAGACAATATCAAGTTTTGAATATATTGTTATGAGAAGGATGCCTCGTGGAAATTAAAACATTTATTAAGAGAGCAAAATATACTGCTCTCTTTATTACTATTGGTACTATTGTATTTGCTGTAGGTAGTTTTAATCCTAATCAACACACTATCAATAAAATCACACAAAAAGTAGAAAAAGAATTTACATTAAAGGCACAGGCTCTTGGTTTACACGAACCGTCATTTGAATTTAACAATGATGATGAGTTTGTTGTTGCCATGAATAAATGTATTGACTTTGTAAACTTTCAAACAGAACCACATTTAAGAATACCTAGTGAAATGATTATTGGTCAGGCAGCTTTAGAGAGTGCATGGGGTACATCTAGGTTTGCAAGAGAGGGTAATAATCTATTTGGTATTCGTACATATGACACACAAGTACCACATATGTTGCCTCAAGGTGTCAAAAAGTGGAAAGGTTGGGGTGTGAGAGTATTTGAAAGTAAATGTAAGGGTGTTAGATACTTTGTTGATTTACTTAATAATCACCATGCATACGAAGACTTTAGAAAAACTAGAGCAAAGATGTTGCAAGCAAATCAACCACTTGATGGTGTTGTACTAATCAAAACATTGACTAAATATTCCACTACAGATAATTATGCTGACCTAGTAATCAGTATAATAAAAAGATTAAGAGGTGTAGAAGAGTAAATGTTTGGTATCATTTTAACATTTTTATCAGCCATATCAATATCAGTAATAGCTGCTGGTTATTCTATTATTGGTTTGGCGACTATTTTTGCAGGCGCTTATGTACCTATTATTGCAATGGGCAGTGCCTTAGAAGTAGGTAAACTTGTAGCCGCCAGTTGGTTATATAACAATTGGCGAAACAGTTTAGTACCTAAAACTATAAAAGCATATTTGACTACTGCTGTTATAGTTTTAATTTTTATAACATCTATGGGTATCTTTGGTTTCTTATCAAAGGCACACCTAGACAGTGTACAACCACAAGCAAATTTTACAATACAAATTGAACTCATTGACAAACAGATTGCCAATGAACAAAAAATTATAGATAGGGCAGAAAATACTTTAGACCAACTTGATAAGGCTCTTGACAAATACATTGATATGGAGTATGTTACAAGAGGTCTAAAAGAGAGAGAAAAACAAAAAGAAGAACGAGAAGTATTACAAAAATCTATAAATGATGCAGTAAATAAAATTTCAGAATTACAAATACAAAAGAGTACAATAGAAT